TTAAATCGCCAGGGCTTGATCCTGCCACGTTACTTATCTGTGCATTGTAAGCAAGTCTAAAAGCATCTACAGCTTGTATCGTTGTATAGGCTACATCTTCTGCTTCTCTAGGATAGGTAGTAACGTAGCTTGTAATAAATCCTGAAAATATAGGATAAGTAACGCTGTTATATGTAGCAGTAATCTGCACCTTTTTCATAGGTGTCAAATATGTAAAGTATGGGCTAGATGGATTCTGTGGGTTGAAATCGCCATTCTGATCTACTATACGTAATGTAAGTGTGCCAGTTTGAAATTGATCGATCAAAGCGTTACGGCCTCGCTTGGTTTCAATTCTGTTTATTTGATTAGATACATCGACAATAATTGATGCACTATCGCCTAATATATTTGTACCTAATATACCTTGGTCTAAAATCATAGCCTGAGCGAATGATGGCCCAGTGCTAAAGTTTATGAAAGCATTTACTACAGGTACTGTCATTACAAGCCACCTGCTACCCCATAAGAGATACCAGATTTAGTTGCAATTTGAATACTCTCAGCTACTAACTGAGCAAATCTATCTCCAGTTTGTGCTACATCTACAGTTATATTTAAGGTATTACCACCTGCTTGCCCAAACGGAGTACCCACATATCTACCAGCTGCATCAAAGTCGCTTATTGGTGGCATTTCATTAAATGATGGTGCGCTTGTTATTGGTGAAGTAAATTGATCTAAAAAGTTTTCTACTCTTGTATTTGTTGCTCTAGCCACAGATAAGGCAGTTTCATAAGTAATAGGTTTTCCAGCACCACCACCGCTAGGTAATGTGCCACCTTCTTTTAATATAAATGCGTTAATCCTGGCTGTTAATGCCATAACTGAACTTAATGCAGCATCAAAACTAGCGGCAAACTTCTTAGCTGCTTCGGCTGCTGCTAATTCTGCTAATATCTTTTTAGATAATGCTTCATTATTATCTAATATGGCTAATTGAGCTTGTAAACGTAATTTAGTTTCAGCATCGGTGGCTTCATTAAGTGCCTTAGTTAAACCAATGCGCTCAATATCAAACTGATCTTTTAACTTATCTACGGCAGTTTTTTCTTTTAATTTAGTAATTTCTTGTGTGCGTAATTTATTAGTTTCTCTAATATTTCTGGCTTCTTGCCTTCTTTGTGCCGCAAGGATACGACCTTCTGCTGGTGTATCGGCTGCTGGCCTACTAGCTGAAGCAGCACCTGCCGCTCTCTTACCTGCAGAATAATAAGAACTTATAACTGGTGCGTTACGTAAAATAAAGTCTAAGAAACTACCACCGCCAGGAGTAGGTATTTTAACTCCAGCCAAACCCTTTAACTCTTTAGTTAATTCACCTACACCACGTATTAAGTAACTAACAGAATCAGCAACATCCTCTATTTGTGTTGCAAGGCTGGATACAGTGCCACCTTTGCTTATATTAGATATTGAATCTAATAAACTTTTACCAATAACCTCGGCTGCGTTAGCTGATGCAACTCTTAACTGATCCATCTTACCAGCATAGGTATCTAATCTGGCTGCTGCTTGACCTGCAAACTTATCGTTTAATTCACCTAAAATCTTATCCATGTCGCCAGTTTTTAATGTGGCTTTACTTAGGCCTACACCTAATCTGGTTAATGCAGATGTTTGTCCTGCATAACCTTTAGCAATAGCGGCACTAACTTCTGATACAGAACGACCAGTAGCTGCTGCAATATTTAAGGCTGTGTTTAATGCTTCTTGGCTTTTAGTAATTGAGCCAGTAACTGTCAATAATTGTTGGAACGCTGGCCTTAATTGGTCATCTAATACGCCTGTAGCCTTCTGTAAATTGGATATGTAAAGCTCTACACCTGGTGCGCTAAAGGCATACCCTGTGTTCTTCAATTGCATCTCTAAAGACTTGGCTGCCTTCTCATCGGCTGCAAATGCATTAATGGCTTTCTTGCTATATGCAGTAAGCGCTGTTAAAGCAAAGACACGTCTAAAGGTTCTACCTAATGCCTGGGTTTGTTTTTCAAATGCTGTTAATTCTTTTTTGGCTTGCTTTAGGCCTTTGTTATTATAGGTACTAACCGCCGATACGACTACATTGGCCATTATGCGACCTTCTTGTCTGTAGATTTGTTAAAGTGTGTTGCAACTTCATTAACGGCTTTTACTATTGCTCCATAAATGCTAGCACTTTCTTGTGCAAATGCTTTGTAAATTAAGCGACCTTTAGTTTTACGGCTGCTTTGCCCTCTAACACCTTTAACTCTAGGTTGTGATGTAAGTGTAGGCAGATCAGTAACAAACTGATAACCAGCAAACGGATTATTAGAGTTATAGGCTGATCTTGCACGGCTTCTACTTTTAGCGCTACCAGATTGCTTATAGGCCATTGTGCTACCACCTTCATTAATAGAAGTGAATGGTGCTCGGCCTTGTGGGTTTAATCTTCCTGCAGTTTCATAAATACGACCAGCTGCGCTTATGTTATAGACATAACTTTCTACCTGATAGCCATTACTAAACTGCCTATTTTTGCCTTCCTTAAATCCAATACCGCCACGTACTTGGTTTTCATCGTATTTAGGAAATGGTCGATAATCAACAGTCGATTGGATTGGTTTAGCCCAGCCAGACAGTACATCGGTGTTACTTGCTACAAATCCTTTAGCTTTAGTTTCTACTGTTTTCATTAAAGGATTCACTGCAGCTTTAACACGCTTGTATAAATCCTCATCAATAAACGTTAAGCCTTTCAAGACGTCATTAACGCCTACGACCTCGACCTCTACTGGCATCTTGGACCTTCCTGGCTCTATCGTTCAAAACCTGCACTATTGCATTAATCATTTCTGAGTCCATATTAATAAACTCACTTGGCGCTATCCCAGTCTCAACGCTTAATGCAGCGATGCTATAAACTAAAGAATCACGCCGTACTATTTTTTTTCTTCGTCTAAAACCTCTACAGTTTCTAAAGTATCGATAAACTCAGTACCCCATAAAGGTATCTGTGCGCCAGACCTACGCAAGCATTCGTATGCTAACCAAAAGATTTCGGTTTGCCTTTCATGCTCACGTAGGACTTTAGAAATTCCAGCGCCGTACTTCAATTCGAAAGCGTACTCAACACCTGGTGTTATCTTGTGCTCAGATACATCACCATTAGCCCTTGTTATCTTTAGCTTTGCCATTGTTACTCCTTAATTAGAACGCCACTGATGGCGATACTGTTACCACGGAGTTTACTGTAAATGTCATTGAAGAAGTTGCAATTTCAGCCACGCCACCCTGACCTAGTGGAGTTAGGTTGTTTACCAATATTGAGAATTGGTAGGTTGGGTTAGCAGCTGATACGGCAGTGCCTTTAACAGTAATTACTGATACTGATAGGGTTTTGCCGAATGCATCGTTTAGTGTTTGCATAACTTGGCTTGATGCCCAGTCATTGTTAAAGTCAATAGTAAATGTTGAGTTTTCTAATCCAGCCACGTACTTGTGGGATGCGTCTCCCATAGCTGTAATTTCTAACTCATCTACCACCTTGTTGATTACTGCGCTTGATACGTATGCGCTGATATCAATAGATGGTGTTGTAGGCGCTGCGTTGGTAGCCAACTTAACGCCGACGTTATTATTTAAGTATATTGCCATTGTTACTCCTCGTCATTCTTGTTGGTTGCTGCTTTGCCTTTTGGTTCTTCCTTTATTTGGCCTGTCTTGATTAAGAAGGCTAAATCATCTTCTCTGCTCATTTTAACTCCAGCTCGTTAGTATGGATACTGTTATTTCTGACGTTAATAAATCTCCACTTGCCGCACTTGTTATAGCTGGAGCGGAGACACTTGATATGTTGAGCACCAATGATGATGCTGCTAATTTAGTTACTACTGATACTATAAAATCTTCCATGCCTTTTAGGTTGCCTTGATTATCTAAGGCTGGTACTGCCATTAAAATACGAAAATTAGCCAGTGGTGCTAATGTAATGTGGTCATTGTTTGTAGGCACGATATAAGGATCGCCAGGAGTAATTACCACACTGTTAGCCAATAATGTCGCTGGTGGGTAACTAAATACTGACCAAACACCTGCGTTAGTTAAATCTGTTGCAAGTGTGCCACGGAGTGTAGTTATTGCGGCCATTAGCCTACCAGTGATGCGGGTGCTGAATAAGGTTGGATGAGACCACGCACTCGGTTAATCAGCTGATAACCCATCCGATAGGGGCTGGCACTGATCCCATCCATACCTACCCCACCAGTCTGGCTCACTTGACGTGCTTGCCAGATATCAACGGCGAGAATCATCGCCGCTTCCCGAATGGCGGGTATCGCACTGTAATCATCTTCTTTAGTGTCTTGTCCAGATGCTTTACCACTTGGAATAATGCGATGAAATGGATCGTTTGCGTGTACCTTTGCAAACTGAATAAATGAATATCCGTTAGGCCATGAATAGTTAGTA